GGATTTCCAGAGGAAATCAGCGCCTCTGCCTCCAAGCGCTCTTGCTCCAAGCGAGCGGAGCGGAGTCGAGCCATAGCTTCCTCTGGAGACTCTCCTGGAAGGAGAGTCAGCTTCATTTGTTCCTTCTTTCGAACCTTCGGTTCGACGATCTGAACCTCTTTACGAGGTTCAAAAGGTTGAGCCTCACCACCGTCAACTGCGTTGACGACTTTGGTTTTCTGAACCTTGCCAACTTTGTTGGCAGTGTTCTGCTTTGCTTGAGCTTGCTCAAGACCAGCTGCTGACGACCTTTTAGGTCGTCGAACAGTCTTCTTCGAAGACTTCTTGGAAGACTTCTTCGAAGCCTTCCGAGCAGCCTCTCTCTCCTCTTGGAGGAGAGCATGAAGCTCCTTGTTCAGAACGGAACGTTCTGACCTCTTGAGCTTCTTACCAGAGGTAAGAACAGCCTCAATCTCAGCCTTACGGCTGGTCTTGGAAGCTGACTTCGTCTTCTTCGAAGACGCCTTAGAAGCCTTTGGCTTCTTCTTAGACTTCGAAGCCTTCGGCTTCGGTTGCTCCTTCGGAGCATCGACTTCGGCGACAAATTCACAAACCAAGGCTAAAGCCTTGAATGCCTCCACCTTCTTTGAAGGTGTTGGGTTGAACATCAGGCTGTTTACAGCCTTTTTAGCTGCCTTCAGCAGCTCAGAGTGGGAAATGGTGTTTGCCATAACTGTTAGATATTAAGATTAGAAGAAGAATTCATAGAATTCCATTCTTCTTCTAATCTATATCTACTTTCTCCAAACTCCTTCGGTATCAGCAAGCTGATACTCATGCGGTTTGGTAGCCAAACATACGATCATCGAAGATGATTCAGCGCGTTTGGGTCAACTCACTGATTTTCAGGGTGGTTTACTGGGTTACTTAACCCAGTAGTTTACCCTCAGTATTGAGGGTAGTTTGCTAATCCAAGGGATTAGGTGGGGGATTGTCCCTTCCTGATTCTCAACGGTTTAAGAACCGTTGGTTGCTGTTGAGGTTCAACCGAAGGTTGGAAAACCCTTAGTATCAGTGCAATAGCACTGTACTAAAAGCTGAAAAGTATGCCACAACTCTATGGAGTTGTGAGGGACGGGGGCTGACCAAGCCGTTTCGGTGCGTAGCACCGAGCACTCAAAAGATATACATAATCCCCACGATCTGTATTACGCAGCATTTTCCCGAAGTCGGGTTATGCACGGGTTATCCACGAAACCCGCCTGTAAATCTGGTTAAGATGCTGTTGCTCAGAGTCTTATGTGTGTTACTTCAAGCAGATTCTAGGATTTGACTTTCTAAAAAAAAAGCTGTAACTTCGCCCAAGCTATGTTAGCGATAAAGCTTCGAAGCTGTTTTGATTCTACGGAGCTTCTAGAGGGGTTTGCAAGCGCAAACAAACAGACACTACGAAGCGTCAGTCAAACCTATTAAGCTGTGAGAGGCGCAAAGACTGTTTTATTATCTTTGTGCTATGGCGCGACCTAAAAGAAACGGAGATCCTACTAAGGCTGATACTGCCAGACTGGTTAGCTATTCTGAGAACCTAGTGAAAGCTCTTGAGGATGCTGGTTATAGACTGGACAAGAGGGTACCTATATTAGAGACCAGATACGAGGCTGACAGAAGTCAAGATAAAGAGGCTTACGAAAAAAGCATAGACGTAGAAGATTTTTACGAGGCTGTTATCAGAACTCCGTACTTAGCTGACGATATTCTATATCCTTTTGAGCTTGGTGACGTACAATCAAAAAAGTTCGAAATATCAGAAAGTAAAAGAAAAGAAATCGTTGAGGCTTTTGAAAAGCACTACGACACCGTAAAGAAAAATATTTTCGACCCTGAGAACTTTAACTTTGGTAATGTCGATAGAGCAATACAGAGGCTAAAAGAGTCTGTCAACAAAAGCGGCAATGATTTTCTAGAGGCTGCAAGAAAAGCAGGGGCTCCTTTTTGGCACCTTACAAATTCGAGTAGAGGTCACCTATACCCAGAGGGTGAAGAAGCTCTGGCCGAAGCTCACGAGAACTTAGACTTTCTTAGTCAAAACCAATACAGACTTAGCCCAAGAGCCGCTATGATCGGAGCTCTTGGAGTGTCTGGAATTGCCGATTTAGACTACTATCAAAGCTTGTCAGACCAGGGATACACCTACCCTGATTCACCAGAGATCAGATACGATGGAAAGGTAACTCCGTCTAGTATAGCCAGGAGCATAGGAAACTTCGGTATTGACTTGTACAACAGGCTCAATATGAAGCAAGAATATGTAGACAGGGGAGACAAAGGAAAGTCATACGAGATTACCAACCCTGATGAAATGGTTGAGAAGTTCAAGGGTGGAGACACAATTGACTCTATGTTTAGTGTCTACCCCAACGTAAAGACCGATCACACTAAAGTTGAAACACCCTGGTCAAAAGAGAAAGGTCAGTACTACAAAGATTTAGGTGAAGGGTTTTACGAAGACCGAGAGTACGACAGAGTACAAAACCTTGACATCCCTCCGTCTCTGTTCAGGGAAGGTATCACTCCAGCTTCGATTAAAACGTACTGGAATGAAGACAAGCAGGATTTCATTGAGGTCTACGATTACGACAGCCCAGAGTTTAGAAAAGTAGGTGGTGTAAGAGGTGGAAATATTCCTAGTGATGGGGATGACATTGGTACAGTGCCTGCTCCAGTTAGATTAAAAAAGAAAACCCAGCCAGTTAGATTAAAAAAGAAAATCCTTCCGACAGCAAAGAGAGTCCCGCCGAAGCCAAATTACCAAACCGAAGGACCTGGTTTCTCTTTCACCCCCGTGTTTAGAGGTGACATACAACAAAGCGCGTACAGAGGCAGAGGAACCACTGACGCTCTATCTGGAGTCTCTATGGATTTCGTGAATCCAGACGGAACTATAAGAAGGATGACAACCGATCTTTCCGATGTTCCAGATTATATCACCAAGGATCCATATTTCGAGAGGCTGCTCAACACAGCTAACGAAAAATACTTTCAACTGGAAAGAGAAAAAGGATCTGAGGGCACCCAACAGGCCGTAAAAACACCAGAAGCACAAATGATTGGCAGGATACTTTCTGGAGATATCACTATTGATGAGGCTAAGAGACAAGGAAAATACACATACGCATCTTTTTAACATTAGACCCTAATGAGAACATTAAGAAACGGCGACCCCATCGACCCCAAGAAACTAAAGAAGGGTTTAGGTTATGTAGAGAGCAGAAACAATCCTGCTGCTATGAACCCCACTAGTTCGGCTACGGGTAAGTACCAGATCCTTTACAACCTTATTAAGGACCAACCAGAGATGCAAGGGGTGAGCAGGGACAGCTTAACTAGGAACCCATCCTTGCAGGAGCTGATTATGGATAGAAGGATCAACGAAGGTATCGGTGGGCCTAGCCTTGCCAAGAATGCTGTTGACTTGGAGCGTGAGTACAAGCCTCAGCTGGGAGACAAGTGGAACTTCCGTCCTGACGAGGTAGCTGCTTTGACTCACTTCTTGGGGAGACAAGGAACCAGGGAATACTTTGCTTCCTTGAGAGACGGCACGCAGTTCAGCGTACCAGGCGTAAACAAAACACCAGAACAGTATCTGGTTGACTATAACAAAGGAATAAACCAATAAGACATGAGAGCATCAAGAAATAGCTTAGGCATGCAGAGCGTAATTTATGGGGCGGATGAAAACCCTAATGTAACCGCTGTTGATCGTATCGCTAAGTTTCTCAAGAAGAAGAGAAAGAAGAAGAACCAGAACGGCGAAAAGAAATGAGAATATTAGGTCAAGACTTCCAAACGCGAACCGAAGAGCAGAAAGCTGCTATGGGGACTGAGCGTGGAAGAAAGCGACAGCTAAGAAAGATAGACAGGCAGGTCAGAAGAGGCAATATAAGCAGAGCAAAAGGACAGTCTATGAAGGCTTCCATGTATGCAAACGAAGGAGCTCTTCAAAGAGGCACTCAGGCTGATGAGCTTGAGATGATCCGACAAGCTGACGCTGGCGAGAGAGTTCTCTCTGACAATATGGAAGCATTTGGTAAGGCTGCACTTAAAGGAACGGCCATGGCTGTGGGTGGAATCCCAGGCGCTGTGATCAACGCTGGTCTTAGCGGAATGGATGCCGCACAGTCTGGAGGGGACGGGGGCATGGCTTTTGCAAAGTCCATTGGTAAGTCTGCGCTCAATATGTATGGCGGTCAGATCTTAGCTGAAGGTGAAAAAGCTCTTCTTGCAAACAGATCTGTAAAAGAAGCAAGCAGGCTTAACAGCGCTAGAGAAGCTTTTGATACAGCGCAAACAAATTACCTTGACGACATTGCCGCTGGCGGTGATGGGTCAGCCTTTCAAGAAAGGATGGACCAGATGGGTGACCTAGTAGCCCGAAGGGAAGAGCGCTTCAATATCGCTGATGCAAACTACCAGAGAGGCACAACAGCTTTAGGTGACTTAGCAAGGAGTTTTAACAAACAGGGTTTGGCTGGATTACTCACTAAAGGCAACGACATCATTCAGAACGAAGCAGGAATCGACCCGCAAGCAGCCCCTATAGCTGATCCCTCTGGGCCTACCTATGACCCATTCACAGTAAATACACTGTATAATCCGATCCCCTGATAATTACTATATTTGCGATATGATGGACATGATGAAAGGTAAGCAGCCAAAAGAGTCTATGCGAATAGCTGGACAATATGCTAGAGGGCCAATCCAACAAACACGGGATGGCAATCAATTCGTAGAGATGGAATTGCCCAACGGCGAGGTAGCGCCTGTGTTCGGCGACTGGGAGACATATGGTAATCCAGACAGAGAGCGACGCATCGAAGATCTTGACTACAGAATTTATCCACTTGGCGACGGCACGTATGCCCTCGACGCTGGTGAGATGGAGAGCGAGATGGTAAGACAAGAAGGAAGAGACTTCGCCCGTGACACTCAAGGTGGACCAGGAGCCTCTCGAATGGAAGACCTTTTGGAAAAGCTCATGCAAAGAAGAGGTATGGGGCAAATGCCAGGAGGTGGAATGAGACCCATTAAACGATAAGCCATGCATGCAGTTCACGGTTGCGGTTGCAAGAAAAAAAGAAAGAAAAAAAAGAAGTGTGGTTGTGAAATGAAAGACACCCCTTCTCCTATCCTAACTTCGCTAGTAAGCGAGCCAAAACAATAAATCATGGCAAGAGTAAAAAAGAAGAAGAAGCCCCAAAAACCAAAAACATCATCGTACTGATGCCAGGAAGAAATAAAGACGCTGAAAAGGCGATTAGAAAAGCTGCAAGAAAAAGAAACAGGCAGAACAAGAGACAAAGAAGAATCGATCGCCGAGATAGACAGCTTGGGCCGTCTACACCAGCACAAAGAATCTTTGGTCCTATCGCTGGCTTCGGCGGCGTGGTTGCGGTCAAGAAAGCTATAGACAAATACGTTGAAGGGGACTAACTACGTTGGGAAGCAAAGGCTACTTCAACCCTAAATTAAAACGAATCAGCCCAGCATGGGTAGCAGCTAAAAATGCGGTTAAGCAAAAATTTAACTTTAAAAGAGGCGATCAAATCAAACACGGCCAGCCGCCTCGGTATTGACAACACCCCAGAAGACTGGGAGGTTCAGAACTTACGCGCTGTAGCAGAAAATGTATTTCAACCTGTGCGCGATCACTTCGGGGTTCCGATTGGGGTTAGCTCAGGATACAGGTCAAAAACTTTGAATAAAGCCATTGGCGGGAGTAAGTACTCTCAGCACATGATCGGTGAAGCCCTCGACCTAGATGCAGATATCTACGGGAAGGTTACCAATGCGGATATCTTCAACTACATCAAGGATAACTTGGAGTGGGACCAGATGATCTGGGAGTTTGGTGATGACGAAGAACCCAACTGGGTGCATGTGTCCTACAAGGAGACTGGAAGGAATCGAAAGCAGATCAAGAGAGCCCGAAGAGACGAGAAGAACAGAGTGTACTATACTGTAGAGAATGGCTAAGAACGTAAACAACTTTGCCCCAGAGGAGCACAAGGTGAGCCGCCCAGGGGTCCACGCTAAGACCAAGACGTCAAGCAGCAAGAGCAGTAAGAACTACAAGAAGGCTTACAGGGGCCAAGGCCGCTAAAGTGAGTTGTAGAAACGCTGTACCGCTAGCCTACCTTTCTGCGACATCGCGTACCGAACTCTATAATTCATTTTTGTCTCGTCCCGAAACAGATGATCCTCTAGAGTCTGAGAGGGAGTAAGCTTGTCAAAGTGCTTGTACAAATATCCAGACAGAACCAGCGGATAGATCATCCTGTCAGCTAGGTTCTTCTTATTCATTCCGTACTCAGATGCTACGTAGTCTATCGTGAAAAATTCTAAGTCGTACAAGAATAACAATAGGTGTAAGTACGACTTGGTGAGATCGACATTAGAATCGAGGAACTCATTAGTTGCCGCTCTCAGGTTCTTGAGGTGATTGTGCTTTACGTACTTCTCTGGTAGTTTAGAGAACTCACGAAATAATCTAGTTTTTCTAACAGTTGATCTCGGCATTTCTATTCTGTCGTATATTTGATGTAAACAAATTTACATCATGGACTCCAAGACCACCCTCTTCTTTGCCGAAATGTACTCACTCGTCAAGAAGATGGAGGAGGTAATCGACGACTTCGGAATGAAGGATCAGACTCTAGCCTCTATCGTTGTGGGAGTTATCGACTTCGATGAAATTGAACACGGCGACTCTGAAGCCGAAATGAAAACCATGTACAGTTTTAACCTGCAAAGCAGAGCAGAGCTAGAAGCTGTCAAGGACGTCATGGACAATGCATATAAAGACGAAGACGATATCGACCTCAATGACCTGCTGGGTGACTTGGGTATATCGTTAAACTAATGGAAGGACTTATTAGAAAGATCGTCATCGGCAAAGAGCCGAAAGACGGCATGGCGTACTATATTGGTATGCGAGCAGGCAAAGGAGAAGTGTCTGCTATTTTGGAAGATGACCACCATCTTCATAAATTTGGCAAGAAAAGATATCTCATCTATATCGAGAATGATGAAGGAACCCTTCTTTGGAAGAGTGTAGACGAGATGCCTTGCATGCTAGAATTCGACTTAAATTTTTAATTGATGAAAACGTTTGACTTGTTCGTTGTTGAGATCAACAAACGGATAAACGACACTATGAAAACCGAGAGCGGACTAGAGCTCTACATAGACAACAGATTCAATGAATTCCAAAACAGAACCACAGAAGCGCCCGTCGTTGCAGTCCCGTTTAAGTACGATACTGGAGTCGAAGTGGGTGACACTTTGTACTTCCACCATCTCGTTGTTATTAACGATGGTCAGCCTCTTACTGGTGAGGATAATCACTATCTTGTACGCTTCGATCCTGATCACACCGTTAACAACCAGGCTATTGCTTACAAGTCTGCAAAGACTGGGGACGTACATCCGTTGGCGGGCTGGTCACTTCTCGAACGAGTGGAAGAAAGAGAAGAGAAACAGTCTGATATTATCGACGTTGTTAAACTCAAGGACAGCCCTGTCACGAAAGGGAAGGTCTCTTTTACTCCGCCTTGGGTGGAAGAGCTAGGGCTCGAAGTAGGAGACGTAGTTGGGTTCCGAAAGAACATGGACTACAGGATTACAATTGAAGAAAAAGAATACTATCGGGTCCGCGCAGAAGACCTGATGTATAAAGAAATTTAATATGTTTAGTAAGGAAGAAACCTTTGCGCTCCTTGAGGACGAGGAAGCCCTGATCGCTAACGGATTTGATGAAGCAATCATAGGTATTACGTTTGGAGCAAACATGATAACCGTATACAGTGTCAAGAAGATGATCGACATCCTTATGGAAGAGGATGATATGTCTTTCTCAGATGCTATTGAGCACTTTGAGTACAACATCGCTGGGTCTTACGTCGGTGAGAAGACCCCTATCTTTGTTTACGATATCCAGGAAGATGTCTAAGTTTACGACCATCAGTGCTGCCGAGCGCCTCATGTCCAGTATGGAGGTAGCCATCAACAACATGATCGAAGAGGTGAAGAAGCCTGTCGATCCTGAAGCTGGTGGGTCTGCTCGAAAGGCGGAACTACAGTCTATTAAGCAGACAGCTATCGACTGCAAAGAACTTCTGGTGGAGCGCCAGAGACTAGAACAAATGGTTAAAGACCTCAGAGACAATGGAGAAATCGAACAAGAAAAAGATTACTCAGGCGGATTCGCCGAGCGCTTCTCAAAATAAGGCTAGTGGATTGATCTACTGGGATGACTATGACTTTGACAATCAGGACAGCACAACAGATTACTTAGAGATAAACATATGCACCCGTAGCTCAGCTGGATAGAGCATCTGCCTTCTAAGCAGACGGTCACAGGTTCGAGTCCTGTCGGGTGTACGAATTAAATTAAAAATATGCCAGACTTACATTGCCCAGAATGTGGTGCGGAGCGCTTTGAGCGAAACCTCACTATGAAAGTAAAAGACGGAAAGACCTACTATGTAGAGGGTCAGTGCGAATGTGGAGCTCAGATGGAGCTCACTAACCCCAAGACAGGAGCGCCAGGCTTTAAAAGAATGGGGAGGTTTGGTAGAAGCTATTGATGTCTGCGCTTCTCGACATAGACGGTTATGAAACTAAAGGGATTAAGATCGACCCTAACGGTACAGAGGGAGATATCATGGAGCTCCATGGGCTACTCGTTGTACTCCCAAAGAAACCAAAGCGATCGGAGATTCTCTTCCATGAAAAGCCAAAGGCAATGCAAATGTGGGAACGCATTGCTATGCCCGAAGAACTGCAAAGGATTCGCAGTATGGATGAGTGGCTCGAAAAGCCTGCCGAGTTTCGAAAGAAGTTTCGTTCTTACATCGAACAAGAGTTTCAGCGTAGGCGTAACGGTGTGTGGTTTTACAATAATGGGGTCCCTACGTATATTACAGGGAGACACTATATGTTTCTTCAATGGTCTAAAATTGATATCGGATACCCATCATACCTCGCTTTCCAAAGGGAGATCTTTCTCCACATGGCTGCTTGCGAAGCTGATCCCCGTTGTTTCGGTCAGCTATATACTAAGTGTCGTCGTTCTGGCTACACTAATGTATGCTCTGCTGTCCTTGTTGACGAGGCTAGTCAAGTTAAAGAGAAGCTGTTGGGCATTCAGTCAAAGACTGGTAAAGACGCTCAGGAAAACATATTCATGAAAAAGGTGGTTGCGATCTTTCGCAGCTATCCTTTCTTCTTCAAGCCTATTCAGGACGGTACTACCAACCCTCGTATGGAGCTGGCTTTTCGTGAGCCATCTAAGCGCATCACCAAGAACAACAAGACCTCACAACGTGGTGACGCACTGAACACCGTTATCAACTGGAAGAACACCACGAACAACGCATACGATGGTGAGAAGCTACATATGTTGTACCTGGACGAGGCGGGCAAGTGGGAGAAACCTACCGATATCCGTGAAGCCTGGCGTATTGAGCGTACATGCCTAATCGTTGGTAAACGTATAGTGGGCAACGCACTTGTGGGCAGCACAGTAAACCCAATGAATAAAGGCGGGGACGAGTACAGGGGTTTGTGGGAAGACTCTGACCCAAACGAAAGAAACAATAACGGTAGAACCAGGTCTGGTCTGTATCGAATCTTCATCCCAGCTTACGAGGCTCTGGAGGGATTCTTCGATAAGTATGGGAATCCTGTTGTAGATAATCCAGAGAAAGAAATAGAAGGCTTGGACGGCGACCCCGTAGATCAAGGCAGTAGAGTGTACCTAAAGAATGAAAGACACTCTTTCAAAGATGACCCTTCTGAACTCAATGAGATTATCAGGCAGTTCCCTTTTACCGAAGACGAAGCGTTCAGGGACAGCATTGAAGGGAGTCTGTTCAACATAGGCAAGATTTATCAGCAGATAGAGCACAACGATAACCTGTACCCCAACCCTGTGGTTCAAGGAAACTTTGTGTGGAGAAAGAAGGATGAAGAGGTAGTGTTCTCCCCAGACCCTAATGGTAGGTTTCGTGTTGCGTGGTTGCCACCTGATCACCTTAGAAACAAGAAGTCAGACGATCGGGGTAAGCGCATAGCGCCAAACTCTCACATCGGAGTTGGAGGTGTTGACTCCTATGACCTTGACGCCACGGTGGATGGCAGGGGATCGAAGGGTGCGCTCCATATGTACAACAAGTTCAACATGGATGTCCCGTCAAACATGTTCGTTGTGGAGTATGCTTCTCGTCCAGATCTGGCTAGTATATTCTATGAAGATGTATTGATGTGTGCATTTTTCTACGGCTATCCATTGCTTATAGAAAACAACAAGTATGGGATTGCAAGATACTTTGAATCAAGAGGTTACGACGGTTACTTAATGGATCGTCCAGACTTTCTCAAGAATCCTAACTCCTCGTCAAACGTAAGGACGAAAGGCATCCCTTCTAACTCACAGGATGTAATTCAGTCTCACGCCCAATCTATTGAGGCCTATATTCACGATCATGTTGGGATAAATCCAGAGACAGCGGACTTTGGTAAGATGTATTTCAACAGGACCCTGGAGGATTGGATTGGATACAAGATTGACAAAAGAACCAAATTTGACTTGACTATCAGTTCAGGCTTAGCACTGCTTGCATCTCAAAAAGCCAAGAAGAAAGAAAAGCCCAAGGCCGACTTCAATGACAAGAAGTTTTTTAGGACATATAAGCCAAAAGCTTGGCACTTCTAGTTTTACTATATTTGCAATGAGTTAAAATAACTCCACCATTGCAGATGTATAGTAACAATAAAAAATCTTCTAACTTTCCAGACCCTCTAGCTTCTTCTGAAACGAAGAGATCAAAGGAGTATGGTCTGAAATACGCGAAGGCGATTTACCAGCAGTGGGGAAAGATAGATCAGCAGAACTCTGCTTACGGAAACAGGAAGCGTACATTTGAAAAGAACAGACGATACGCGAACGGAACCCAAGACACAGCTATCTATAGGTCGCTTCTTACTTCTCTTGATCCTAATAATGGCGATGGAAGTATGCTTAATCTGGATTTCACGCCAGTTCCTATTCTCCCTAAGTTCGTAAGGATAGTAGTAAACAAGATCCTCTCGCTGTCTCCGTATCCAAACCTTGAGGCTATTGACCCTATCTCTTCCTCAGAGAAAGACTTGAAGAGAAAAAAGGTAGAGCTGTCCGTCAAGGCTAAAAGCTCTCTTGAAGGTATCGAAAAGAAACTAGGGGTTCAGGTTATGGGGCCTTCTAAGGACATCCCAGAAAGCCTTGAGGAAGCAGAGATCTTTGTAGAGAATAACATTAAGTCTAACTCAGAGATTGCGGCTCAGATTGCTACTCAGCTTACTCTTGATTGGAACGACTTCAATGATTCTACTCTTCGTCGCTGTGTAAATGACCTAGCCATTCTAGGTATGGCTGTCGTCAAGAGAGACAACGACCCAGAGCACGGCATCAAGACTAGCTACATCGACCCCGCTACTTTCATTCATAGTTTCACTGAGGACCCACAGTTTTCAGACCTGGTGTATGCTGGACATGTAAGGTATATGCCTATCCAGGAACTGAAAAGAATTGCTGGCGATCAGTTTACTGAAGAGCAGTACAAGGAGATCGCAATGAAGGCTCAGAAGAAGTACGGATACGATTCTGGTAAGCTTTCTCAATCCTCTTACGATAGAGTAAACAATTCTACTAGATTTGGGTACGATGAATACATGGTTCAGGTTTTGGATTTTGAGTTCATCTCCACGGACTGTGAATACTTTGAATCAAAAGAAAGCAGGTATGGGAATGTGGGTTTCTACCCAAAGGGTGAAAACTACAGAGCTCCTCAGAACTCCGTGTTCAACAGGGAGGTAACGAAGCTTGAGACTGCAAACGTATACGGTGGTTGTTACGTTCTTGGTTGCGACATGCTGTTCAACTACGATAAGAAAAGAAATATCCCTAAAAACGTATACGACATCTCTAGGGCCAACTTGTCTTACTCGGTTTGCGCAACGAATCTGTTGGACATGATGCCTAAGTCTATGGTTGACAGCTGCATCGGTTTTGCAGATCAGTTGCAGCTTACGCACTTAAAGATTCAGCAGGCAGTGGCCAAGGCTAAACCCGACGGCATCATCATTGATATCGAGGGCCTTGAGAACGTACAGCTTGGAAAAGGAGGGGAGCTTCAGCCGCTTGAGCTGCATGATATCTACGAACAAACGGGTGTCTTCTACTATAGAAGTAAAAACCCAGAAGGTGGATTCCAGAACCCACCAATCAGAGAGATTGGCAACAGCATTCGAAACATCAATGAGTTGATTGGTTTGTACAATCATTACCTCCGCATGATTCGTGACGCTACGGGTATCAACGAGGTGATGGACGCTAGCTCTCCAAAAGCCGACGCTTTGGTTGGTGTTAGACAACAGGCCTTGGCTGCGGCTAACAATGCCATATACGATATCACTAATTCTTCTATGATCCTTTACAAGAAGGTTTGCAGCGATATTGTAAAGTGCGTTCAGGTCATCCACCCACAGTCCATTCTCTACAGTATATATGAGAACGCCATCGGCAAGACAAACATGGAGGTTCTTACCACATTTAAAAACCTTCCAATGTACAACTTCGGGGTAAGGGTTGTAAAGGACATGGAGGAAAGCGAGCGCCAATACCTTGAGCAGAATATTCAGGTGGCTCTTGCTCAAAAAGAAATCGACCTCGAAGATGCTATCGCAGTCAGACAGCTTCGGGATCTCAATCAGGCAGAGAGACTGTTGGTTGTCCGAAGGAAGAAGCGAATGGCTGCCAATCAACAACGAGCTATGCAGAACTCACAGCAGCAAGCTCAGGTCCAGCAGCAGTCAGCAATGGCTGCCTCTCAGCTGAAGCAGCAGGAGATGCAGGTTGAGGCTCAACTCAAAGCTCAGCACTTGCAGCTACAAGCTCAAATCGACGCGCAGCTTGAACAGGTGAAGCATGGATTTAGGAGAGAGATTGAGATGATCAAGGCTCAAGCTTTGCTTGGTGTCCGCTCTGACGATCAAGACTTCAAAGAGAAGCTAGAGACACTGAAAGAAGACAGAAAGGACGAAAGAATAGAAAAGCAAAGCGTCGAGCAGAGCAAATTGATTTCTCAAAGACAAGGCCAAAGAGGTGAGCTTCAAGAAAGCGAAGGAGATTCACTTGAACAATTATTAGGATAACATGGCGCAAACAATAAAATTAGATACTTCTCAGAGAGTAGACATCATCTGCAAAAAAGGTGACACCTTTGATTTGTCTTTGACGCTGAAAGATAATTCAGCCACTCCAGCTTCAATAGTTGCTGACGGTGACACCTTTAAGATGGAGGTTAGAACTACTGATGATGGCGGGGACGCATATAGTGACAGCGACGCTAGTATCATACTCAGCACTTTGGATGGTTCTAGTGATAGTAAGCATATATCTGTAAGGGACTCTGGTGGAGCTATCTTGACAAATAGCGATGCTGGACGAGTACCCACAGATGGAATCGTTAGGTTTTTTGTTACAGCTGCTAATATGGCTTCTGCACCTGCTGGCCTTTACGTTTACGACATTGAGATGACCGATAGCGATTCCACGCCAGCCGATAAAGTCACCACTTTAATTTACGGTACGTTTAAAATCAATGAAGACGTAAGCGTATAATGGCAACAAACATTACCATATCGACTGGTGGCACTACGACTGTAGTCACCGTGCCAGAGGTGCAGAACAACATCTCTATATCGAAAGCACCTGGTGGTTCCACTACGTTTATAGGACTTAATGACACCCCTTCGTCTTTTACGGCTAGTAAGTTTTTAAAAGTAAACTCAGATGGCGATGCCGTCGAGTTTGTAGATACTCCTGGCGCATCATCTTTAAACGAACTTAGTGATGTCAGCACTACAGGGGGGTCTAATGGAGACGTGCTTGTTCTTAACTCATCGGGTAATTACACTACAAGTCAGAACTTACAGGAGTTAAGATCCCTTCTGAAAACTAATACGGGTACAACAACCTTGACGGGTGATGGATCAGGCAGTAGTACTGACGACGGTCGTTTAGAGTTGACTCCAACCGCAGGAAAGGTAAAGTTTGCAACCAACTCCGAAATGGAGCTGACTTCAACAACCGCAAAGCTCAAGACTGGGGTAACGGAGTTGAAACTCACGGAGACTTCACCTGGTGATATTGAATTTGTCGTCGCCACAGACCCTTCGGGATCTACAGCGTTTACGGCAGTTCATATTGACGGCACAACAACAGCTAATGAAGCTGACGTTAATGTGCATGGCAAGTTTTACATACACGATGCAAACAACGCGACTAAGGCGTTTTTTCGTCTAAATAGCACAAGCAATGTAAATCTCAGCATACCTACAAGTTCAGGTACATTTGCTTTAACGTCTGATGTGCCCGCGAATGTAACAGACTTATCTGACGTTACTAGCGCAGGATCAGGAGCTATCATCACGTCTGCTGAACGCACGAAGCTTACGGGTATTGAGGCAAGCGCCGATGTTACCGATACGGCTAATGTTACTGCGGCTGGGGCTTTGATGGATTCAGAGGTGACCAACCTAGCGCAAGTCAAAGCATTTGATTCGTCTGATTACGCAACAGCTGCGCAAGGTAGTACGGCGGACAGTGCCTTGCAAAGCATTAGTGAGGACACACAACCACAGCTTGGTGGTGACTTAGATCTGAACGGGAATAAGATTACCAGCACTTCAAACGCAGACATCCTTATTGAGCCTAACGGAACTGGCGATATCAACCTTTCCGCCGATAAAATCAACCTTACGGATAACTCCAATTCTGGTTCAATTAAGGTAACTTCCAATAGCATTAAGTTTAATAGTGCGACAGTCGGTGACATTTTTACGGCGTTTACCAACCAAAACAAATTTCTTTTTCAGCAACCTGTCGCGTTAGGTATAGCTGCGCCCACATCAACGACGCTGCTTGGTATTAAAAACGATTCCAGAACTCACATCATTTGCGAAAACGCGGCTGGCGATGATAAATTTAAGGTGGACGTTGATTCAAGCGGTAACGCAACAACTACTGTAGCGGATACGTTTATTGCAAGCGGGCTCACGTACCCTACCTCTGACGGAACAAACGGACAGGTACTAACAACTAATGGGAGTGGAACTCTTTCGTTCACTACTGTGTCAGGAGGAGGCAGTTCAGTTTGGACAACCTCTGGTGATGACATTTACTACACTACTGGAAATGTAGGTATCGGCACTACTTCACCTTCCGAATCTTTGCACGTAGTCGGAGCGGTTAAGTTCGTGGACAACACAGATGGCACAAACGGTTTAGCCATTAACGGAACCGCAAGACAAGAAGCCATTTCGATAGGTACCCAATCATCGACTGGTCAAAGAAGCGTTTCTATCGGCTATGATGCAGGGCGTTTTCTTGGTGTTAACGACACCAATAATGTCTTCATTGGTCATAGCGCGGGTCGATTAGCCACAAGCAACACAAGCGTATATATAGGTAAAGAGGCAGGCGAGGATAGTGACGGTGACCAAAACGTAGCCATCGGTTATCAGGCCATTCACGGCGCGGGAAGCACCGCCTCCAACACAGTAGCTGTAGGCTATCAAGCACTTAATTCGCTAGCCTCTGGAGAGGGGTCAATTGCGGTTGGATACCAAGCAGGATATTCTAACACCAGCGGAGCAAGAAACGCATCTCTTGGCTATCAGGCAAACTATGCTATCACTACGGGCAGTAACAATACAGGTGTTGGTTGGCAAGCAAACAGATTTAATGTTACTACCAGTAATAATACTGGAGTCGGATATCTCGCAAACAGTAGGAGCACAGGCTCTAACAACACAGCGATTGGAGCCGAGGCAGCTGAGGGGGTAATCGGTTCCTCCACTTTCTCCAACACAGTAGCAGTAGGTTACCGAGCTGGGACAGCCCTCACCACAGGCGGAAGCAACATCCTTATTGGGTATCAAGCAGGCTCTAGCCTCACTACAGAATCCAACAAACTCTACATAGAGAACAGCAACTCCACCGACCCACTTATCTATGGGGAGTTCGATAACGATTTGGTGAGGGTTAATGGAGATATTCAGGTAGGAAAACCAGCGTCGAACGCTACGGATAGGTCACTTATTGTTTCTGGATACAGTGCCGCAAAGATCGGTTTTAACCTTCACAATGGATGGGGAAAGCCTGAAATGTCTGCTACCTTTGGCGGAACTGTAAAGTTTGTAAACAACGGAAATAATTCATCGCTATTAACTTTTCAGTTTGGGGAAAGCGCGAGCAGACAAGGCGCTATGAAATTCTTTTCCAACTCCAACAATGCAATTACTTTTGGAACAAACGCTGGGTATCCTATCGCTTATATTGGGCCTAACGAAGAGGGTAACAACTACACTGGTGGGTTACTTATCAAAACCAGAAACGGCACATCAAATACAAACGACTTCTACTTTAGCAAGTCAGGTAATTTTGGAATAGGCACTACGACACCTTCTAAAAGCCTTGATGTTAACGGTGATGCGAATATTAGTGGATCACTCGAAGTAACAGAGGGAATCACAATAAACAAGACAGCCGATACGGACTTCAGCTACAACGGTGACGTGATGTATTTCGGTTCAGGCTCTACCACGCAAGGAGAGCTTTGCTACCTCAACTCAAGTGGAGGATGGACAGCAGCTGATGCTGATGCCACAGGTACGGCGGGCGGCGTGATGCTGGCTATCGCACTTGGCACCGACCCCGATGTTGACGGGATGCTGTTGCGCGGTACGTTTACTCTTGATCACGACCCAGGAACCATTGGTGACGAGCTGTATGTGGGCGCTTCTTCTCAATCAGGTGTTAATGCTGGGGACATCACAGCCACGGCACCATCAGGAACAGGAGATATTGTAAGAGTAGTCGGTTATTGTCTTGACAGCACGAACGGACAGATTTACTTTAATCCTTCTAATGACTTCATCGAACTTGCATAATGCCTACCATTAATAAAAACAACGGAATCGAAATGGCAGATATCGCAAAAATCAACGAACAAGATGTGCCGTCAGGAGGTGGTGGTGGAACAGCTACAACAACACCGACGTTTACGTTTGACAACTCGACAGTATATCTTTCTCAAGGCGTGACTATTACGAACACAAGTAGTTACACTAACGCTCAGTTTAAGGTGGTTGTTACTGTAGGGTCTACGACAATTGCCAGTGTCATAACCGCAGATTCGAACATTACTTGGTCAGACAATAACAGCGCAACAGGCGCTCGTACGGTAACTGTTACGGCAGATGAATTTGGTGACTTTACTGAAAGTGCAGCAGCTACGAATACATACAGTCGTACTGATTTGAACTTTCGATACTATCGGTTTTACGGTAGTGCTAACGGCACAACCGCAAGCACGGGTTGGAACGGATTCTATAATATCCGATTATACGAGAGCGCAGGGCAAAGCGGTACCGCACACCCTGAAAATCTTACAAGCAACACAAGTGGCGAGGCCAATGGATACTACGTTGACACTACATATAGGTTTAACAGCACTTATGAAAAATTCAAGGCGTTTGACTCCAACGTCACAGGATCGTGGCATTGGACATTATCAGTTTCTTCTGCCTCGGATAATTTTGCAGGGTTTCATTTTGATAGCACAGAGTTTCCGACTCCACCGACAATCCTTAGTCTGACTTACAGAAGTTATAGTAACCCAACGGCAAATTACGTATTGGCAATGGGAAGCAATACGGGCGATTTTACGGGAGAAGAGGAAATATTCCACGTATTTGACCAAACCGCACAAGTCACAAACACAACATATAACGTAGGTTAATGGGATATTCAGAACAACTACAAGCCGTAATTGACGAGGTTGGAGCAGAGATCATAATTGATTGCTTGCTTGGTGAGTATAGCGAAAAAGCGATGATTGCAGCACAGCTGTCAAAGGATAACGACGGATCGTTGTCGCAAGCTGAAAAGGATTTAATCAGCACACTATAACAAATAATATAAATAAAGTATATTTGCAATAAACTTTTTAATCATGGCATTTGCATTTGAGTCTAAGTCCTGGAGTTTTACAGGCGAAAAGGAGTTTGAGAACGGTGGCTTCACCCTGCTCAACCCAACAGTTTCTGTACTTTCCTCTACAATCCAGGGCGACAACATATACATCGCTTTCAAGGCTGTAGAAAACAGCGGGGTTTTTGCCCATCAGCTTAACGTTCACTATAACAACTCTGGTGGAGAGACTAATCTCGACACTATCATGGATGCAGCTGTTGCGGCAGCCTTCCCAGACTTTACGCTCGATTCATAAATCATACTGATTTGACAGAAGAAGGCCTCTCGCGGGCCTTTTTTTGTTTTTATTATCTTTGCCTTATGCCAAAGGTAAAGAAAAGCAAGGGCGCCATGTCTGGCTGCACCATTAGCAATGGTTGCAAAAGCGAGAAGGGTGGGCTGACAGCCAAAGGAAGGGCCATGATTAACCGAAAGACTGGCTCTAACCTTAAGGCTCCACAACCAGGTGGTGGTCCACGCAAGCGCTCCTTCTGCGCTCGTAACCTTGGTCAGATCAAGAAGTTTAGAATTGATTGCCGAAAGACTCCAGAGAAGAGAGCTTGCAAGGCACGTCGTAGATGGAAGTGCTAATGAATTCCGTAAAGAAAAATAAAGGTGGGAAGCTAAATGTGAGCAGCAAAACAAAGTCTGTTTCGCCGCCTGATGGCTTTCACTGGATGGAAGATCGAGGCAGATACTTCCTCATGAAAGGAGACTACAAGCCGCACCCTGGTGCTGTGAAAGAAGCTAAGTTTAAACTGGTGAATCATGGCTAAAGCAGTAAAGAGAGATGCCTGCTACCATAAGGTAAAGAGGAGATACAAGGTGTGGCCTTCCGCCTATGCCTCTGGTGCGCTGGTCCGTTGCAGAAAGGTAGGCGCTAAGAACTGGGGCAACAAGTCCAAGAAGTAATGGCTAAAGAAGGCCTCAGAAAATGGTTTAGCCGAAACAAAGGCAAGGGATGGGTTGACTGCAAAGCTTCTAAAGCTGCGGGCAAAGCTGTGCCGTGCGGTAGAAAGAGCGCTAGCGAGAGAAGAGGCACTGGCTACCCAGCATGTAGACCCACTCTAGCTCAATGCACGTCAAAAGGAATGAGAGCTAAGAAGAGCTCAAGACGTGTGTCCTGGAAGAAAGGGAAATAATCATATATTTGCATTTAAATTAAATAACAATGGAAGAAAATACACAACCCGTTGCAGAGCAAGCTCCAGTAGAGGAGACGTCATCTTCATTTAGTTTTATTTCTGATGAAGAGGTAGCTGCTATGCAACAACCTCAAGCTCCTGTCGAACCAGCTGTACAAGAACAGCCTACGGTAGAAGCTACCCCAGAGGTACAACAAGAAACTGTAACTGAGCCTCAGCCTGATCAGCCAGAAGCTCAGCCACAATACGGACAAGATGAAATCGAGGGTGCCGTCTTCGAATTCCTAAGCGAAAGGCTGGGAAGAGACATTGCATCGTTCGACGACCTGACGGTCCAACAGCAGGAGCAAAGAGAAATCGACGAGAGAATCTCTGCAATCGCAAGCTTTGTCGAAGAGACTGGCCGCGACCCGCAAGACTGGTTTATCTACCAGCAGTTGAACCCTTCCGAAATGGATGACATGACTGCTATTCAGGTGCAGATGGCAACTGACTACCCAAACCTGTCGCAAGAGGAGATCTCAATGTTGGCTTCTAGCAAGTATAAGCTCGACACCGACCTGCACTCAGAGGACGAGGTGAAGCTTTCGCAACTGCAAATGAAGATCGATGCGCAGAACGCACGTAACGGAATCGAGGAACTTAGATCAAAGTACCAAGCTCCAGAACGTCAGCAAGAAGCAGCAGAAGATCCAATCATTAACGACGAGTGGATCTCTAATATGCGTGGTGAACTTGATTCCATGGAAGGGATTGAGTTTGACCTCGGTCCTGACAAGACGTTTACGTTTGGGATGACCGATGCATACAAGAATCAACTCGCTGAGAAAAATGTACGCCTTGACGAATTCTTCGATCCTTACGTGAACGAAGATGGAAGCTGGGATTACGACATGCTCAATATGCACCGAGCTCTTATCGATAACGTTGACTCTATCGTCCAATCTGTTTATAAGCAGGGGCTTTCTGATGGTCAGCGCGGGATTGTAGAGCGCACAGCGAACATGTCGCCCACTTCACCGAATCAGGCACAACCAAACAACGGGCCTGACCCACTTGTTCAGCAATTAAAAGACGCGCTTGGACAAGGCGGAGGAGGGTTCGGATTTATCTAAACTTTTAAAAACAAAAAACAATGTCTATTAACAATAATGGCTCGATCTTAGGAACTAATCAGCCCGATCCTTCGGTTGGTGGTTTGAGAGCAACTCCAGAGAACTACACTTCTCTGGCGAATTTGATTGATCCTACGAAGCCCGACGTAAGAGATCTTTATGTACAAACTTATGGTGATCAGGGCATCACTGGCTTCTTGGAGCTCACAGGCGCTAAGAAGAACGCTGGAACTTCCGACAAGGTTGAGTGGTACGAAGAAGGCCGTCTGCACAAGACTGTGGCTTACACAGCTTTGGGTGCGGCCGCAACGGACACCAACGCGCAGGTCACGCTTGACGCAACTAAGGTTCGACTTAATGACGTCTTGTTGCTCGAAACTGGCAAGAGATGTGTCGTAATCGGCAAGTTGAGTGACAACTCAGGGGTTGAGGTTGTAGTCATGGATGGCTCTGCAATCGGCTCTACCTCTTCGGGAACAGCTGCCATCATCGGTAACGTTTACGGTCAGGGAACAAATCAACCAGAGGAGTTCTACAACACTGGCTTGATCAAGCGAGAAAACCCATACATCATCACTAAAGAGATGTACGAAGTCAACGGTTCTCAGGCTACTAACATTGGTTGGTTGAATGTGAACGGTCAGTACATGTGGTACTTGAAGAACGAGATGGATGCTCGTAAGCGCTTCATGAACCAGCGTGAGATGATGTTGTTGTACTCTCAGCTTGACGTTTCTGGTGCTAGCCCAGCTTTGCTTGACTTGGCTGGAGATTCTGGCGACACTACGCTTACAAATGTTGGCGGAAGCGTAGGTTCTGAAGGTTACTTCCAAGCTGTTGAGCAAAGAGGTATTACAACTACTGGTGTTTTCGCAAGCACTGATTTTGACGACATCGACATCTTGATTTTGGAGCTTGACAAAGAAGGAGCTCCAGGTGAGTACGCTATGTACTTGAACCGTCAGACGTCTTTGGACATCGATGATATGCTTGCAAACGGAGGTAGCGCAGCAACAAGCGCTGGATTGGCTGGACAGTTCGGAGCGTTTAACAACAGCAAAGACATGGCTGTGTCTTTGGGCTTCAAGTCGTTTACCCGTGGTGGTTACACCTTCCACAAGCACGACTGGAAATTGTTGAACGACCCAACATTGACTGTTCCTGGTTCTGACGCTATTCGAGGCGCTATGATTCCAATGAGTCAAGTAGCTGATGCTAACACTGGTATCAAGTCTCCAGCTTTGGAGTTGAACTACAAGTCTGCTGGCAACTACTCTCGTGAAATGGAACACTGGGTAGAAGGTGGTGGTGTCCTCGGACACGTAACTAGCGGTAAGGACACTGTTAAGTTCAACTACCGTTCTGAGTGCAACTTGGTTACTCGTGCTGCAAACCAGCACATCTTGTTGAAGTAATCTTTATAGGTAATCGAGAGGGAGGAATGGCCTCCCTCTCTTTTACTTCTCTCTTTAATTTTAATTTCATTTAATATGTCTACAACAACTAAGCGCCCTCCAGGGCGACCAAAGAAGTCGCATGACCCAGCGACAAAAGAAAAGAAAAAGCCAACCATTCGACGTCAAGAAAATCTGAATAAGATTTATGAGTACGAGTGTAAAAACGGAGGGGCGGTGATGATGCTTATGCAGCAGGGAATCACCCTGTTTGATAAAGAAACAAATAGCGTCAGAGAAATCAGGTATTGCGAAAATGAGAACTCTATCTGGAGAGATGAGCAGTCAGAAAGATCTGTAAAGACCCCAATTATCTTTAGAATGGGTAAGCTGTTCGTTAATCCTCAACAGCCTAACTTGAAGTCTTATCTGGATTTACATCCAGACAACGTGAGCAACGGTGGCTCTAAGTTTAGCCTTGTTGATAATGTTAAAAAGGCCGAGGTGGATATTGACACCGAGTTCTTGAAAAACGATGCGATTAACCTGCTTCGAACAAAAGAATTAGATGAACTTTTAGCTGTGGCCTTGGCTTACGGAATGGACATTGATCGTCCTATCGCTGAGGTAAAGCATGACCTGCTTCTCAAGGCTAAGTCAGCACCTAAGACGTTTATTGAGTCATTCGACAACCCAGTCGTCTCCATGAAGTCTATGGTGAAGCAAGCTGTAAGCTATCAGATCCTGAGAGCTGACAGAGATGCAGTGAAGTGGTTCGACACCAACAAGCATATTATATCGGTCCCTGCGGGCCAAGACCCAGTTGACGTCTTCGTGCGTTACTGCATGACAGAAGCTGCTGCTCCTGTTGTTGCTGAAATCGAACGTCAGCTCGGCTGATTCTACATATATACCGCTGAGAAAGCCTCCGAAAGGGGGCTTTTTCTTTTTCGTATATTTGCTTCATGGCACAAGCACCAGGAGCTGGCGTACAAACAGTATATAATACCTTGCAGGACCTTGTTAACAAGGATCAACAGGGGTTCGTTACTGAACTTGAGTTCAACAGGTTTGCTCAGATCGCCCAACTAAACATTTACAACGGCTTATTTGACGAGCTCAAAGAGGCTAAGAGACTTTCTCGTGCTGGATTCGAGCCAGGCAGAGACAAGTCTAGAACCAAGAGGATCCGTGAGGACCTTGCTTATTTCTCAACCAAGTCTACTGTCAACAAAGACACCACGGTATCTGCTTTCTTGAAGCCCACCAATCTATCAAGAATTATCAGCATGACAACCAAGGGCAGTATCCTGCTTGATCAGTCAACTAAAACTCAGATAGAGCTTTGTTACGACGAAGAGAAGATCGACAGAATACTGACCAACAATCTTAGCGCACCGTCAGAGGACTTCCCTGTAGCTTTAATTTCAGAGGAGATTCACGTATTTCCCACGAGTATAAAAAAGATTGAGCTTAGATATTACGAGTACCCAGCTTCTAGAAATCCCGACGGCACCAAAAGTAAACTGCCTCCTATATACGATACCAGCAGTAATACGTACAGGGACTTCCAGCTTCCTGAGCATTATGCTTCAGACTTGGTATATGAGATAGCTAAACTTATTGGTGTCAATCTTAGAGACAAAGCAATCGTGGATTACACTGGTCAGGAGATGATCACTAGACAAAAAGCAGAGACGTTCTAATGGCTAGAAATACAGTACCACTTAATCAGATTATAAGCGACTTCCTCATCACAATGGCTGATGACGACTACGCTTCTATGGCTTCTGATGTTCAAGTTAGAACTCATGCTCTTAGAGGGATTCGAGAGATTGGATTTGATATGTCCAATAAAATCAAGTCTATCAAGATTGAAGTTAACTCATCAAACAACACTATTGAGTTGCCAGACGATTTCGTTGACTTAAGTAAGGTTGGTGTTGTTGGTTCTGATGGGATCGTCTATGTCTTAGGCCAAAACAAAAACATCAACAAGTCTAGAGCTTATGCAAACTCAAGCGGGACCAAGGTTGGCAATGCTGCGTCTGCTGTGGACTCAGATGGCGACGGTGTATTCGATAGGGTTGACTCAAAGAGTGCAACGAATAGCGGCAGTCCTGGGGCGTCTGACGACGTGACACAAGGGTTCAACTCATTTATCTTTAGAAACTACGTCTACGGGGCCTCAAATGGCTT